GTTGGCCGTTGGTGACTCTATGGGATGGCTACAGGCTCCGTTGAGAGATGAGGCTTGGACGTTACTAGAGATAGGATTGGGTGGTTACATTATTGGTCGTTCTGGCGAAAAGATCGCTAAGACAATTAAGGGTAATACTTAATGTTTAATTTTCAAAACCTTAATGGGCTGTTTAATCTTTCGCCAGAAACTCTTAGCCAGATTAACCAAGCTGCTCAAACGGCTAGTGTTCCTACGCCTACGCCAAGCTTTACTCTTCCTCCAAACTTTAACTTTGGTGGAATGATGCAGCCAGTAGTAGAGCCTACCCGTGCTCCTGAACAGCCTTTTATTACTGACACTCCAGCCCCTGCACCTGATCCAGCTCCTATTGTTACGCCTCCTACGCCTTCAGTTGGTATGTTAACTTCTGCACCAGCACAAACTTCTGTACCGGCTTCTGGTACTCAAGGGCTTTCTCCAGAAAATAAAGAAACTCTTGAAACGTTTGTTGAAGCTCCTTCTGAAGAAACAATTGATGGTAACTCTGGTTTTGGAGGTGTTGTAGGTATAGATTTTGATTATGTCCCTGTTGAAGCAGAGTCTACTTATGAAGGCGCTAAAAATGTTTTTGGCGAAGATTTAACGCCTGAGTTGTGGCAAGGTTTTATTGATCGTTTAAATGCTAACAGACTAAGCGCTCAAGAACAGTGGAATGCTTACGAAATATCACCAACGGCGGGAACAAACCCGGCTGCTTACAACATGAGTTTAAGTAAGCTAATGCGTGACAATCCTGAGCTTTCTACGGATGAAGCGCGTACGATGTTAGACGGCCTTATTGTTGAAGGCGAACAGCTAATGTCGGGTATTACAGACGACAGGGCGGCTTTAAATCAACTGTACTCTGATATGGGGATTACTTCTGTTGCTGGCGACACAGGTACGATAGACACCGGACGTTATGTTTACAGTTTTGACCCGGCAACAGGCACGTTTGAAGAAATGGTGGACAGAAAGCCAAGCGTTTTTACTAAGATAATGGATGTTGTATCTGTAATAGCTTCTCCACAAAACATGCTAAAACTTGCTGCTACGGTTGCTGGTTTACCTGCTGATGCTGATTTAACTGGCGAAATGATTACAAACCTAGTACAAGCAGCTAAAGGAGAGCTTAATAGAAATTTTAATGAAGGCGATCCTAACGGCATTAACACAGAAGCTGATTGGATTCAAGAGATTCTTTTAGAGGCCATTACAAATCAAGTTGAAGATTATAGAGATGACATTGAAATAGTATGGGATGCCAGCACCACAGACGATAATTTTGAAGGCACGGCTAACGAAGACGATGATCTTGTTTTTGATCCTGAAGACGTAACTGTTGTAGTTCCAAGTTACGATACAGAAGAAGAGGAAGAAGCTGGCGGNGGTGCAGAAGCAGAAGCAACTGAAGAAGAAGTTACTGAAGAAGAGCTGTCAGGTAAAGATCCGTTTGAAGACACTACTGAAACTTCGCCTGAAGTTGTAGATTCTAGGTATGTATACAATGGTGACGGAACGTGGACTGATACAGCTACTGGAGAAACTATATACGGGCCGGGAGAAGAAGGAGAAACGGTTACTGACGAAGAAATGAGTAGTATGTGGGAATCAGGTCTTTATAGCTGGGAAGAAGAAATAGAAGATGTTGTTGATGAAGACGACGATGGTGTTGTTGATGTTATAAGCCCTATAGAAACTGTAGAACCTATAGAAACTGTAGAANCTATAGAAACTGTAGAAACTATAGAAACTGTAGAACCCGTAGAAACTACTGACACTACTGACACTACTGAAACTACTGAAGCCACTGATACTACTGAAGATGGTGATTTAACTTTTGGAGGCGGCAGCATAGCGGTCGGAACTGGAACCGCAACAGAGACCACAGGTGGTACGGGTGACGGAACAGGTACAGGCGAAGGGTCTGGTTCAGGTACAGGAACAGGTGATGGTGACGGTGACGGTGACGGTGATGTCAGCCCTAGCAGTGTATCGTCTGGTGGTGGTGCTGCGGAGTTTAAACCTTTTATGTCTGGAATCTCTTACCAAACACCAGCAATAGGTGAGTTAATTCAGTCACCGAACGTAGACTACAACGCACAACTTAACGCCATTATTAACAGAAACGTAGGATTGTTTGAGGGTATGGTTTAATGACATATTTAGATGTAGTAAATAACGTCCTGCGTAGGATGCGNGAAGAAGAGGTTAACTCTGTTAGCGACACAACCTACAGCAAGATGGTTGGTGATTTTGTTAATGATGCAAAGCGTATTGTAGAGAACGCATGGGACTGGTCTGCTGCTCGTTTAACAATGACTGTTACTACAGTACCCGATGTGTTTAACTATGTGCTTACTGGTACGCAGAACAGATTAAAAGTACTTGACGTTATTAACGATACTACCAATCAGTTTATGGAGTATCGCAGCCAGAAGTGGTTTGATGAAAAGTATCTGATCCAGCCAGTGCAAGAAGGCTCGCCACAGTACTATACATTTAACGCTGTAGACCCTAACGGCGACACACAGATTGACATCTACCCCAAGCCTAACGGTGTTGAGATCATTCGGTTTAACGCTGTTGTGCGCGATGATGACCTTACTCAAGACAATGAAGACTTATCGTTCCTGCTGCTCCTATCATTCACCTTGCTGTTGCTTTGTTATCCAGAGAGCGTGGTGAGACAGGCGGTACAAGCACACCAGAATACTTCGCACTTGCTGATAAGTTCTTGAGTGACGCTATTGCACTCGATGCTGCTAAACACCCTGAAGAGACTATCTGGAGCGCACCTTAATGGCACAACCGTTAACGCCGATAAACCTAGTATCTCCAGCTTTTAAGGGAATCAACACAGAAGATTCTCCTCTGGCTCAGGATACTGCGTTTGCTGAAATAGCAGACAACGCTGTCATTGATAAGCGCGGTCAGTTAGCAGCACGTAAGGGTGTATCTGTATTGACTACAGACGCTACTGNGTTAGGTAGCGACTACATCAGTCAGGTATTTTACTTTGAAGACAGTGCAGGTAACACTGAAGTATTCAGCGCAGGTAACAATAAGATATTCTCAGGCACTACAACACTTGTTGATGTTACCCCGGCTGCTTATACAATCACTGCTAACAACTGGAAGATCGTAAACTTTAACGATTCATGTTACTTCTTCCAGCGTGGNCANGANCCGCTTGTGTACAGCAATACGCTCGGTGCAGTTACTCCTATGTCTTCTGTNCCTAGCGCATCGGTTACATCAGCGCAGTACGGAAACGAAGTGTTAGCTGCNTACGGACGTTTGTGGGTTACTGACAACTCAACTAACGCTACTGTTATCTATTGGTCTGANCTGTTAATTGGTTCAGACTTTAGCGGTGGCTCTAGTGGCTCTATNGACATNACTAAGGTGTGGCCTGAAGGCGCTGACAAGATCAANGCGNTNGCAACGTTCAATGACTTCCTCGTTATATTCGGTGAGCAGTCTATTGTTGTTTACTCAGGTGCGTCATCGCCAGCAANNATGGCATTAGCAGATACTGTAGCGGGTGTTGGTTGCGTCTGNCGTAACTCTGTGCAGAACATAGGTACTGACATACTGTTTATGTCGCAGTCAGGTTTGCGTGGGTTTACTCGTACCATCCAAGAAAAGTCAATGCCGTTGACTGACCTGAGCCGTAACATTAAGCAAGAGTTAATACAACAACTGTTGAATAGGACTGGCCCTACGCATTCTGTGTACAGCCCTGAGAACTACTTTTACTTGATTACGTTTTCTGACACAAACATAACGTACTGCTTTGACTTGCGTGGTCAACTTGAAAACGGAGCGTATCGTGTTACTCGTTGGATTTCTTGTCCTTTTGTTTGTTACGACAGGAAGGATGACGGCACAGTTTACATAGGATCTGAGTACGGCATCGGTACGTATTTTGGTTACTCTGATAACAACTTGGCGTTTCCTTTTAGATATGCCAGCCCATC